CAGGGGACTATCACCATCATCGAGCTCGCTCATGAGTATCGGGTGTGGCCGTCATCGATTCGGGGCATCTTGACGGGTCGGAGCTACCCCGAGACCTTAACGGTGCCATGCCCGGACGACCTTCGAGAGCGCATCGAGGATCGTGCAGCGACCGAAAGAGTTTCAGTCGAGGAGTGCGCCATGGACCTTCTTCGACGAGGCTTGTGAAATGCAAGAGTGGTTAGACGCGCTGCAGACGCATCTTGATAAAATTGCCGAGACGACGCCGGGATATACGCATCAGCTGAAAGTGCGCATGGAGTATGATGTTATTCTATTCGACGGACCCGTGGTGCTGCTTGTTTGCTACTGCACCAATTGTGCACTGCTCGATTATCCGCTGGAGATGCGGGAGCTTTATGATCCTCGAATGATGACGATGGAGTGGGCTTATTCCAACGTGCCGCACTTTGCCACGTCGTTCTCGCGGCGAGCGAAGCCCGGTGATTGTCGCCAGCGCCTTGTTGACGCGGTGATGGACGACTGATGGACGACTGATGGACACGTAGTTAGGCTGTTAATGGACCGTGACGGTGACCTTGATGGCGACCGTTACGGGAACCGACATACTGCGCGTGGACTCCGCCGATATTGAGGCGAGCGACCCTGACGAGTTCGATAGACCTCGCATCGCAGATCAGCGCACGAAGGTCTTCATCGATTTGATGGTAGCCAAAGAGTTCGTGCGCGGTAAGACGGTCAAGATATACGCGAAGAAGTGGGGAATCTCTAAGAACGCAGCTGAGAGATACGCGATTGATGCTGCGAAGTTCCTGCGGCTAATCCAAGAGCCTGAAGCGGTGCGCAGGCGGGTGTTGCAACGCTTGCATGAAATTAGCGCCGAAGACAAACCCGACCGAGTTCCTGCGTTAATCAACGCGGCGAAGATGGTTGGGGTGTTGGATCCACCGCCGGGGTCCGTGAAGAGCCGCGCAGAGACAATCGCCTATTTGGTGCAGTCTCTCGAGGACCCCGATGACGAGCTGTTAGAGGCGATGCGCATCGCGAAGAAGACCATTTATCGTCTTCTGTTCGCGGCGAAGAAGGACCTTGAAGAATGAGGGTGATCCGTCATTTCCGTTCCCAAATAACGTTAGACATCCCTGGCGAGAGTCCAACGGCATCATTCACCGTGGGGAGTAATGGCGTTCTTTCTCTCGAAGAGACGGACACGGGGTCCATCCTCATTCACCGCGGGGGACGCCCGAGCATCCTAATCATGAACGCTGGCTATGGCCTGATTGAAACCCAAGTGCCAATCCCGCAACCAGCGCCAGCGCCAACCCCGCAACCAGCGCCAGCGCCAGCGCCAGCGCCAACCCCGCCACTCACTAGTGAGGCGAAGAAAGCGAAGCCGAAGAAGTGAACCTCACTGATCTTGAACACCTCCGGCTCATGGACGACAACGTGCTCGTCTGTATGGACCTGCATGCACGAGCGCGGCACCCGGAGGAGATTTCCAAGGGTGGAATTGTCCTGCCGAAGAGCCGGAACGCTGTAGCAAGCAATGAGGGAGTCCTGGCTACCGTCCTCTCGACTGGCCCCGGCCATTGGCATGACAAGTGGTACGACCAAGAGCGCGGTCATTCCCAGGATGGGTCATCGATGTTCGTGAAGATGAACCCCGACCTTCAGCGTGGGACCCGCGTCATCGTGGACCATCACTACCAAGGCAATCCGATATGGGGTGACGACAATATTGAATGCCGCATCATCCGAGAGTTCAACATCCTGGCCATCGTCGAGGAGGACGAGGAATGACAGTCTTTATCGGTACCGGCCTTGCTGTTTGCGTTGCGGTGTTCGTCCAGTCGCGCTGGTTCCTGCGCCGCCTCGAGGGCGAGCGAATTATCCACGAGACGATGGAGGAATGATGATGGAGCTATTTAAAGGTCTTGAAGACGCGCTAAATAGGTACGGGCATGCCGTGTTTACTATCGCGCAGGAGCTCGGTATTCAAAATCCGGATTGGATACTAACGCCGTATTTATTCGTGAACTATGTGTACGGGAGACCATTGGATAGACCGTTGGTGGGTCTCGCAACGGCGTTTGGAGGACTAGATCGTATATGGGTGCTTCCAGCAATGATTGACCAGCAATGGGCCCTGGTCCCGAGTTGGATACAAAGATTGGACGTGGATTCCCTCCGCGAGTCGTGCAGCAAGGCGTTCCACCCATATATCGCGGCGATGCAGGAGGAGATCCGACTGGAGGAGATCCGACGCCGACGCAAAGGGAGTGACGGAGAATGACCAGGACAATCTTAGATGCCATGCGACGGAACGGACACGCGGTGTCCTTGCCTTCAGGACCGTCGCCGGGGGAGATGGTGGATGCGCAACTGCAAGAGGCTAGGGACGGGCTCGAGCTCGCCGCCCGCGTGGCTGGTGAGCAATACCGTCTGCGAGCGCAGGACGACCCCAACGAAGCGTTTCGAAAGGGCTACGCGGCGGCCTGTGAAGAGCTGGCGTTGGTGCTCCGGGCGATGCGCAAGGGAGTTCCTCCAACCTTTGACGATTTCCAGGAAGCCCGCTGGAGGGCACTCGACAAGATAGATAAGGAAGAGAAATGAACCAAAAGCTCGAATGTAAGAATTTGAACGACTCCGATGGCAATCCCGCGGGTGGCGTGGTGCATGGGACGGGCATTTCCATCGTCTGGCAAGAAGGCCCGCTTGGCCGAGGCGCTGATCGTAAGGCGCCGAATGGTGCATTTGTCGATGGAGTCATCCAAGCTGCCATCCAACGAATCGCATATTATCAGGCCTCGAAATTTGCCTGCCGAGAAAACGCCATCGCCCTCACTCACCTGGAGACCGCTCTCCTGTGGCTCAACAAGCGGACGGCGGACCGTGAGGCGCGCGACGTGGAGGGTACCCTCAAGCCGTGAGCTTCATCGACGACGCTCGGCGGGCCTTGGAGGCCGGCGCTCCTGGTGCCGCTATAGACGTCCTGCGTCGCGGGATTGCCCGTTCTTCGTCCGAGGAAGAACGGGCAAACGCCTCGCTCCACGTTGCCGAGGTCTACAGGACCATCGGGGACTATCATGCGGGACTCGATTGGGCTGCTAAGGCCATGCTCATACGGCCGGAGTGGTGTCGTCCGTACGTCGAGCTCGGTCGTTGTAATTACTTTATTGCTTTGGGGGAAGCCGGAGGCCGGGATATCGCCTGGTTTGCTCGGTCCGTTCACTGGTTCGAGCGGGCATTAGCTACGCCTCCGGTGGGTCAAGTCGAAGTCCTTGGTCGGCGGGACATCATTCATGAGGTCTCGCGGTATCTCAACGTGGGTTACGCCAGGCTTGGAAGGGTTGCTGATGCCCGCCGGTCCTGCGTGGATGGCCTCGAAGTGAAGACGGACGAATCTTTACTGCACAACCTACGTGCATACTGTTGAGGTTCCGATTGCCGGTGAGGTTGGTTGGTTGATCTCTCGCTCTTCCGTCCAAGACAGAGGCCTTCGAAGCTCACCCTTGAAGAAGTCCTCACCTCTCCAGAGTATTTCGGTCTAGTCACGGCGAGCCCGCTCCAGCGGGCGATTTGCCGCGTTCTTGATGGTCTTCCGCTCGGTGCTCTTGCCGATGACCATGACGTCTTCGCCTCCTTCGGGGGGCCTGACGCGCTCGCCGCCCTCCCGAGCGTGCGTCCGGAGGTCTTTTGCCTCCTGTCAGGGATTCGATGCGGCAAGAGTAAAACGGCTGCTGCGTGCGCCGTTCGTGCCGCCCTGACCTGCGACGTGTCCCCGTGGCAGGAAGGGGAGCCAATCCCCCGGGTTTCAGTCCTTAGCTTCAATCTCGACACCGCTAAAGCGACGTGGGATCACATTCGGGGTGGAGTTGAGCGCTCGCCGCGGCTCCGGGCTCTATTGATGAGGGAGCCCACGGCCGACGCGCTCATCCTGCGCCATCCCTCGGGGGTTGGGATTGAAATCCGAGTGGTGGCGGGCTCTCGCGCTGCCGGCTCTGTCGGCTCCCGCTGGAGCGCTGGAATCATCTTCGACGAGGCGCCCAAGATGCTCGGGAGTGAAGACGGGGTTGTCAATATTGATGACTCCATCAAGGAGATGCGGGGTCGAATGCTCCCGGGTGCACAGATCCAGATGATTGGGTCGCCATGGGCGCCCTTTGGCCCTGTGTTTGACCTCGTGGAGGCTCACTTCGGCCATCCCACACGAGAGCGAGTGGTCGTAAGGGCCCCCGCTTGGCGCATGAACCCGTCCTGGTGGACGCCGGAAAGGTGCGAGGACGAGAAGCGTAAAGACCCTGACGCTTACGCGACGAACGTGGAATGTCTCTTCCGTGACGCTGAGGCGGGGCTCTTTCACCTCGACGAGCTCCAGGACGTCGCTCGAATAGAGCCGCTTCAGCTCCCAGCGTCGGACCGGCATTCCTACTGCGCGGCGATGGACCCTGCGACCAGGGGAAACGGCTGGGCTTTGATCGTCACTACAAATATCGGGAACGTCGAGGGGCGCGAGACGTACTCCGTTGCACTCAGTAGGCAGTGGGTGGGTTCCAAGACCAAGCCTCTGAATTCCCGGCAGGTCTTCACGGAGATGGCAGCACTGCTCAAGCCCTACGGCGTGACGACGGTTCTCACGGACCAATGGGGTTACGACCCGCTCAAAGACATGGCGATTGAATGCGGGCTAGTTCTCATTGAGAAGAACCTGACCCGGGAGCAGAAATACGACCTCTTCATGGTCGCCAAGAAGCGAGTGGTTGATAAATCTCTGGAGCTCCCGCCGAATCCTGTGCTTCTGCGGGACTTGGCGTCCATTCGGAAGATTGTCACGCAGCAATCCATGTATATCCACCTCCCCGAGGGCGCGGACGGGAGACACGCCGACTACGCGGCGGCTTTGGCCCTGTGCCTCTCGCAGGCACTGTGGCTGCCGAAGCCGGAGCCGCCAACGGCGGAGGAAGCCGCCCGCCAGGAGGCGGCGAGATTTAAGGCAGAAGCGGCGAAGCGAGCCAGGCGAATGCAGCGCGGCTCCTGGCAAGGGCTCTAACCTTCTACTGGCCCGTGCTGCGAAGTAAAGTGAAGCAGCTACAGAACCGATGGTGGAAGCAGACCGGTAGAGATCTCGCCGGTCAAGTTTGCAATATCTGCGATTCCTTGGAGCAGTTCGACGGCCCCCGGCGAGCGCAGTACATGCAGGACCTAACCCTCTATGAGGGGCAGCCGGTCACACTCTCGGGCGACGGCTTTATCCAATATCAAGACGCGGGGATGGACTTTCTGCCGCCTCTCCGGCCTTTGGTGCGTTCCGCCTGCGAGACGGTGAAGGCGGACATTGCGGGGCGACAGAAACCCAAGCCGATGTTCGTGACGTCGGGAGGCGAGTGGCGAGCGCGTCGGCGGGCGAAGAAGCTCGACAAGTTCGTGGAAGGTCAGATGTGCCAGGCGATGGGCATCTACGCCAACTTCTGGGAGCTCATGGAGGAAGGCTTCCACGACGCTTCCAAGATTGGCGACGGATTCGTCAAGATTATCGCCGACCAAGAGCACCGCCGGGTTTACGGCGAGAAGGTCAACGCCTGGGAGCTCTTCGTTGATCCTGTTGAGGGCAAGTATGGCTGCCCTCAGAACCTCTTCCACATCTACCCGATGGAGGTCGACAAGGTCATCGAGATGTTCGTCGAATTCGACGACAACGGCGACCCAGTCGATGCCGATAATTGGGATAAATATAACGGCATTCTCGCGGCGGGCAAGCCATGGATGAACTTGCCGATCACCCGCGTCGTCGAGCAGCTGAAGATCCGCGAGGCTTGGCGTTTACCATTCTCGAAAGATACGCCCGGCAAGCACGTCATCTGCGTCGAGAACGTCGTCCTGTTCGAAGAGGATTGGGAGTGGGACAGCTTCCCGTTCATTCATATTTGGTGGGAGAAGAAGACCGGTTCCTTCTGGAGCCAGGGGATTGGTTCGGCTCATGGCGCGCAGCACGTCGAGGTCAACGAATCAGCTAACCGCCTGAAGAACCGAATCCGTATTTGCTCCACCAAACGCACCTACGTCCCTGAGGGCGGTGTCGAAATCTCCCACATGGAGGAGGGCGGAATGCCGGAAATCATCATTCCGGTGAAGTCTAGGGAGCTCATACCCGTGGAGACGGAGACGCCGCCCGCCACGGGAGAAGAGTTCCAGTGGGTGGAGACTGGAGAGAGCAAGTTCTACGCGATGTCGGGCGTCTCGCAGATGTCCGCATCATCACAGAAGGAACCTGGGTTGAACTCCGGCGTCGCTCTCCGGACGATGAACGACATTGGTGCGGTGAGGTTCACGCCGAAAGCGCGCCGCTATGAGCAGTGCTTCGCTACCGCCGGCAAGCTGTTCGTGAGGGCCGCCGCGACCATCGCCGATGATGAGGGCGGCTACTTAGTGAACTGGCCCGGCAAGCGCTTCTTGTCGAAGCTGAACTGGAAGGACGTCTCGCTCGATGAGGACCTTTACGACATTCGGGTCCCGTCGGTGTCGATGTTCTCGCGGGAGCCCGCGGCCGTGATGCAGACCGCCCAAGAGCTGCACCAGGCGGGAATCATCAATCGGGAAACGTTCCTGCAGATGATTCCCATGCCGGACCTCGACTCCATGTTCAGTCGGGAGACGGCGGAGCGGGAGTTCCTCGAGGAACTGTTCGACCGCTTCCTCGATTCCGAAAACGACGATGAGCTCGAGAAGCTCGGTGGCTATGAATCGCCGGCCGCGTTCATCATTAACAAGAACGCGGCGATGTGGCTCGCGGTAAGTACGTATTGGGAAGCGAAGCGCGACCGTGCACCGGACTTCTGCCTGGAGCTCTTGGAGCGTTGGATCTCCGAGCTCGACAAGCAGATTAAGGCCCTCTCCGCTCCTCCGCCATCACCTGAAGCACCAGGCGCGCTTCCCGCCGGAGCAACACCGCCAGCAACCACCGTGCTTCGCGGTCAAGCCGCCTAAGCTCGGCCTTTCAATCTTTTATGCCTCGGGGTTCCCAGTGGACCCCAGTTTCGCAGCAGCCCTAGCCGCTGCACAGCAAGCAGCCCCTGGTTTCGACGCACAGCCCGCCGACGGTGGTGCTTCTGCTGCCCCGGAAGGGGCCCAGGAAGGCGCAGCGCCTTCCGAGGGTACCGAAGCCGCCCCTGCTGCTGCCGAGGGCAAGGAAGGGGCGGCGAAGGCCAAGGAGAAGCCTGCCGCGGCGAAGGCGAAGGAAGAGCCCGAGCCGGAGACCGAAGAGGGCGACGAGCAGGAGGCCGCTGGTCGCTCTGTCGGCGAGGCGGTTATCCACGAACGCGCCAAGCTTCGCGAAACCTTCTCGAAGAAAGCGAAAGCCCTCGAGGCGACCTACGCCCAGAAGGAGCAGCAGATCCAAGGAGCAATCGCGAAGCTCCGTCCGTTGCACGAAGCCGCTATGGCCGTCGAGGCCGGCGACTTCGAGGGCATCGCAAAGGCTCTCGCCGCCTACGCCGGTATCGACACCGTCAAATCGTGGGACGACCTGCAGCAAGAAGCGCTCAAGAGCGCGGCCAATCCCGCCTACCGTGAGACCCGCAAGCTCCGTCAGGAGATGGAGCAGCAGAAGGCGCAGCAAGCAAGGCAACAGCACGAGGCGCAGCAACGGTATCAGCAGCAACAGCGCGCTCAGCAAGAGGGGGCCTACCTCAATCAAATAGAGGAAGACCTCTCCGAGGATATAGATCAAGCGCTGGCCGACCTCCTTGACGTCCGCCCAAATATCAAGAACGACATCTATCAACACATCGCCAGGCACTATCAGTCCACTGGCGGTGAAGTCCTGCCAAACCGCGACGCGGCCGAAGGTTGGCTCAAATTAGTTCACCAAGACGTCCAGCAGTGGCAAGACTACTTCGAGCGCAATAAAGACTCGGCGCTCGTCAAAAAGATTGCGGCTTCTTTCCAGAAGCCAAACGGCACCGCCGGCCGTAACGGCGAGAACGGCACCGCCAGCCGCAATGGCGCGGACAGGGAAGGCACCGCCAGCCGCAATGGCGTGAGGAAGGGCCGCAGGCCCGCAATCTCTCAAACCCGGACCTCCGAGGCTTCCGCCGCGGGTCGTCTATCAGACGAAGAGCTGATACGGCACCACGCGAAGAGAATTGAGTCCATGTTGGCTGCAGAGCAGACCAGCTAGAGAACCTCACATATGAAGCCGAGGCGGTCTCCTCCCATGGAGTCCCTCACGTGGCATCAACAATTTCTGGCTTCGACGCCTTCCTGAAGACCTATTTCGATAACCGTAAGATCGACGACCTCACCAAGAGAGACAAGCCCTTCTACGGCCGTATCGCGACTAACGAAGCGGTAGGTGCTGATGGTTGGAAGGTTCCTCTCTGGATCGGAAACCCACAGGGTATCGCGAGCAAGTCGCTTTCTAACGCCCAGGCCAACGCCACCAACGTCAAGGGTGTTGCGTTCAGCATCACCAACATGGCCGAGCTTTTCTCCAAGGTTGACATTGGCGACAAGGTCATTCGTGGCAGCCGCTCCAATATGCTGGCCTTCCTTCAGAACCAGAAGACGGAAATCGAAGGTCTTTATACCCAGCATTCACAGGAAATCGCCATACAGATGTGGCGTAACGGTGGTGGCGCTGTCGGCACCGTTGCGTCGACTACATCCACGACCATCACCCTGAGCACGCCTCAGGATGCGTCGAGCTTCGAGCTCAACGAGTTCATTCAGGCTTGCCAGGACGACGGAACCAACACCAGCACTACGCCTCGTGTCGGCAAGTGCCAAGTCCTTGGTATCGACCACATCGGCGGCGTCCTGACGGTCGACGCCACTTCGAACATCACGAGCCTCACTGCTGGTGACAGCTTGTTCCGCGATGGAACCTGCGTAGCCAATACCGGAACGCTCCTGATGACCGGCGTCGCTGCCTACGTCACCCTGAGCACGACCCCGGGTTCTCTCTGGGGCGTCACCCGTACAACGGACGTCGTTCGCCTATCGGGTTCCAAGCTCCCGGCGAGCGCCTCCAGCGGTTTGGGTATCGAGGAGCGTATTCAGCAACTGGCGGCCAGAATGGCCGGTTCCTACAACGGAATGATTCCCGGTGGCGATTACTGCGTGTACCTACACCCGGAAGATTTTTACAAGCTGAACATCTCGGCGCAGGGTAAGGGTATTCGCAAGCTGGAAGACTCGAAGACCCAGATTGGATACGACTATATCGAGTTCGTGGCCGGTGGCCGTACGATGAAGGTCTTCCAGGACGTGCATATTCCGTACAAGACGGGATATATCCTGCGCATGGACAACTGGGTGCTGGGCTCCCTCGGTGGCCCCGTTATCCAGACGTCGATGTCGGACGGCCTCCAGATGCTCCGTCTGTCTACGACGATGGACTACGAGTACCGCATCGTTTCGTACATCAACATGTCGTCCAACGCCCCGGGTGCATCTGGCGTGTTCGTCATCAACTGACCCTGTTGGCTTCGGCTCCTAATTAGAAAGGACTAGAGTCAACATGGCAGCAGCAGACGTCAAGGCTGATTTTCCCACCCACTCCACTATCATTGGAAGGCGGGAGTTCACCTGCTTGATTCCCATCGGCACCGGAGGGCTCCCGAGCCCCACCGGTGCTATCGGGGTCCCCTCGGGTGTGACGATTCCACAGCGCCTCGCTACGGGATGCGGCATCACCCGCGTAGGCACGGGGCTCTACGAGTTCACGTTCCCGACCGCGCCTAACGGCTCGGTCCGGGCCTGGGTGGACCTCTCGTCCACCGTCGCCGATATCAACTGCCAGAAAAAGGACGTTGGTACCGGCTACGTGCAACTCCAGTGCAAGGGGCCCACAGGCGCGGCGCTGGATCCGGCGAACGGCGATTGCCTCGCCATCGAGTACATCGCGTTCTCGCGTGGTCCTGCGGCCGGAGGCCTCTGAGCGGTGGCGTTTCCCAAGAAGAAACCCTCTATCGACGTCGGTATCCTGTTTGGTTCTCCGAAGAAGGGTGCCGACGGAGGGCCAACGGGCGACGACTCCGACGGGGAGTTCAAGGACCTCGCCCACACCGCGCTGGACGACAACGCCCAGCGAGGAGCGCGCGTCTCAGCCCTCATCGAGCTCATCCGTTCGGTGTGCGAAGAGCAGTACCGCAAGGAAGAGGACGAAGAGGGCGACGGCGACGAAGAGAAGCCGGAAGAAGGAACGTCCTCGGGAGGGTTCTGAGTCGTGGCTCGTAACCGGACGCTCGGGGAAATGCGGGCCGACATCTGCGACCGCATAGAGATCTCCGACGGTGGATCAGGCGGGCGCTGGCCGAGTTCCCGCCTGAATCGCTACATCAATCAAGCGATCCAGCGCTATATCAACGTCGTTACCGCGGCGGGCGGCTCCAACTTCTACAGCAAGCGGACGGGGCTCCTCACGATTAGCACTTCGACCACGAAGGACGCCAATGGATGGGCCCCGAACGAATACGTCCCACTCCCTTCGGACTTCATGTCCCTCATTGGAGTGGATTTCTATTACAACAACACCCCGCGCGCACTCGTGCAGTTCGAGATGGCCGAACGGCATCGCTATGAAGTGAACCCTCTGTGGTTCTCCGGCGATTACCGCGGCCCCCCTGCGATGTATCGCATCATGGGGAAAGATGCAGCCGGCAATCAGGTGTGCAAAGTCATCCCCGCGACAGACTCCGCGTATCAATACGAAATCATTTACGTCCCGGAAATGCCCGACCTCGTGGCGGACTCCGATACCTTCGACGGCCGTGCTGGCTTCGAAGATTTCGTGATGTATGAGGCGGCCATTGCCGCGCTCATTCGCAACGGCAACACGGAAACTGCGCTCTACGCCTCCATCGTGAAAGCACGAGACGAGATGGAGAAAGAGATGCGGTTCAAGTTCGCGACCATCGCCGGCCCCGGCCGTCGAATGGATACGCAAGGAGAGCGCGACCGCGTGGATCGGCTCGTCCGTAATCGTTTTCTAATGTTCTGACCCCGGTGTGAGTCGCAAAGTTGCTCTCCCGAGGATTGGTAAGTTCACCGGCAAGCTCGACGCGGAGTCCCTCGCGAAGGAGCTCGCTCTATTCGAACAGGCGCTCATTACCAAGCTTCAAGGTGACGACCAGCAAGAGTTCGGACCAATAGTTCCAACCGCGACGATAACCGATGCAATCTACAACGCCCGTCCCTGGGAGATTGCCCGTATTGATCCCACTGGTGGCAGCAAAGCGGTGATTCTCCCGGACCCTCTGCTACCGACCTCGCGCGGTGCATGGATTGGGGTCAAGAACGCATCGAACTCCACCAACGTCATCGTCGTCTCGGCGCTGAATTCAACTGTTGATGGCGCTTCTTCGGTGACCCTCAACATCGCCTGGCAGTTCGTTTGGCTCTACGCCACCACGCACGGCTGGGAGACGTCGACGAAGCTGTAAACATGAAGAACGAGCGCGCGAGACCCGTAGATATCGTCTTCTCCTCCGGCGTGAGGCAAGACCTGAACCCCCAGACGGCCCCGCCGGGCACGCTCGTCTCCTGCGACAATCTGGAATTTGACCAGCTCGGTCGCCTCATCACACGCGGGGCCTTCAGTCTTCTAGGTACGACGATTATCTCGAAGACGCACTCAATCTTCACTCAGGTCCGTAGGTTCGCGCAGTCGGGTGACGGAACTCGCCTTCTATTCTCCGACGACAACGCCTACCAATATATACCGGCGGACGACAAGATGTGCGAGGCCGGACTTGACGGTCAATCCTGTACCCTCCGTGCAAGTCTCACGGACGTCACCGGCATCGTCTCGGACCAAGGGGGTCAAATCAAATGGTCCGATTGTCTTTCCTTCGGCGCGTTCGTCATCTATCTCTACGTGCAAGGAAACACGGGGAGCACGAACGACGTTTGCGTCGACATCATTGATACAGCGTCCGGCACCCGATTGATGACAAGGAAAGTCATCGGGTCGACCTCCGCGATTCAGCAACCAAGACTCGTGCTGGCTGGAGGGTCCAATGTCGTCACCGCCGTTTGGGATAAGGCGGGAACGACCAGCGTCCTTCAATTTGCAAAGTTGGATTTCGGGTTCCAGCCGTATACTTGGGGAGCCCCCACAGATACTATTACCACGAGCGGGCCCTGCATCTTCGACGTCGATTCGTTGACCAGCGGCTGGTGTCTTGCCTATTACGACCAACCAGTAAACGCCGTCATTGTCGACACTATCAATCAGTTTGGGACTATCACCGGTTCATATACGTGGAAGGCGAACGCCGGTGCGGCGAACTGGCAGCCGACGGTTCTATCAATCTCGGGGAACCCGAAGTACGGGACAAATATCCACGTCGTAGGCTATGACCCCGCGACGCAGTTCCTCGAATCACAGGTTCTCTCGTCGACGCTAACGAGCGTCGCGAAGGGAAGAACAAATCCAGGATTCGGTGGTTCAAAGCACGGGCGACAGCTCGCCATCATTCACACCGCCTCGGGACAATCACTCCTCGCGCTCTCGAACTACACGTCGGCGACAGTTTCGACGAATCCACGCGGGCATCTCTACTTCTACACGCTGGTCGATGCGGGGACGTTGGCGGCGCAGCAGACCTTCGCCAACTACACCTTGGGCTCTCGCTTCTATGCCGATAGCTCGGCTCGAGGCGGAAGCGTATTCGTGGTGGCGCGGTTCAACGACCCTTCTGGGTTCCAGAGCCACTACCTCCTGCTCGACCTCGGTGGAATTGATATAGGTCTCATTGGCCCGCAACCGGTGTGTCATTTTGCATCGGGACGAGTGACCTTATTCTCCGATAACGCCACAACGGGGCTTGGTGGTATCGCCGACCTATCCTCTATCACTCCCGGGCAGTTTCAGTTCTCAGGCTATGTCAATATCGGCGCGTCAACCAGAAACGGCAATCAGGTGCAGGCGTGGACCTTCGAGAGCCGCGGATCCAAGCGGTTTCTATCGACCCCTTGCCAGGGTCAGGTGGTGCTCGGTGGAGGTACGCCGCTCATTTACGACGGGCAACGCTTGGTCGAGGCCTCTTTTTTCTCTTGGCCCGTGGTGAACTCCGGCAATTTCACGACTGCCAGCACCGGCGGGGTACTCGTCGACGGCGTGTATCAATACCGCGTCGTCTGGGAATGGACCGACGCCGCTGGCAATCGTCACCAAAGCCCAGCATCACCCGCCGTCTCGATCACCCTGTCAGGTGGCACCAACACGCAGCTGGTAACAATCAGCATACCGTCAATCAACGCCACGAGAAAACAAGGCGGCCCCGGAGTATCCGATAATTGGTCTCCGGTGAAGGCCATCATCTATCGGACGCTGGCCGGGGGGTCAGTCTTCTATCGGTGCCTCAACGGGGCGAATAATCATACGGCGGCAACGACCGACGCGACTTACACCGACTCGAATCTGGACTCGCAAATCGCCGTCGATGAGGTTCTTTACGTCGCGGCCGGTGGTCAAGGGCTCCTCGCTACGACGGCGCCCCCTCCCACGCTCATGATGACGACGCACCAACAACGGCTTTGGGGCGTCGACATGGAGAACCCCGAGCGCATCTGGTGCACGAAGGTGCTACAGCCCGGTACGGCGCCTTCCTACAATCAAGCGCTCCAGGTGCTGATACCGGGAGCCGGGCGAATCAATGGGCTCGGTGCCCAGGACGGCAAGCTCTACGCGCTCGCCACGAACGGCATCTACCTCGCCTCATACGGAGACGGCCCCGACGACACCGGCGGAGGCACGTTCCCGAGCCCACAGCTCATCACCACGACCGCTAATTGCCAGGACCCTCGAGGCGTCCTCACGGGGCAGGACGGTATCTTTTTCACCGGTATTGATCAGTGGGGCACCGGTATCTATCTCATCCGGCGCGGTGACGGTCAGCCCATATCAATCGGCAAGAGGGTCAGAAAAGAACTCGCGACGTACCCCGTCTGTCGCGGCATCGTGAACCGCACGCAGAAGGCCCGCACGGAGTTCCTGTTCGTAGATTCCGATACGAATCCAACGAACGGGGCAATCCTTTACTATCATCACGACTACCCCGATGCAGAGGGAATCGGGCAATGGACGGTGGCCCGTGTTCTCGCCGGTGAAGCGCTGGAGTGCTTAGGCGTGTGGGATGATAAAAGCACCGTCGCCGATATGGATACTAACCTTGGCTGGCAGGACGATAGTCTTTTTCGGGACTTCGGAATTGCCTATCCTACTATCAAGATTGAGACCACGGATATCAGGCCCTTTGGTCTTGTCGGCTACGGTCAAATCAATGGCATCATGCTCCTGGGTACTGCCAGCACCGCGGACAATATCAAGCTGGAGGCCAGCTACGACTCCGGGATGAACTGGACGGATTCCAATCTCTTCCCCCAGACCATCGAGACCACCGGCGAACCTATTCTCCGGCACTGGGAGCAGGCGCAGAGCAAGTTACCGAGGGGAGGGGAGATTCGCCTGCGCATCACCAACACCACGGTTGGGCTCACGAATCCGGGAATCACCTACTATCACGGCGTCACGCTGGATGCGACGCAGCTCGGTGGCGGTCCCCTCCTGGCCGATACCGAGCGCGCTTGAGCTGAATCCCTTGTTGAACCGTTTTTGGCGGCTCTTGGGTGATGGTGATGTACGCAGGCCAGATTGGCTCTACTATCTCTCCTACGAACAAGTATACGGGACCCGTCAACACGGACCCGAGTACTGACCCAAATCCACGGAAGCCGCTCACCACTGGTATCAATACCGGCGGGGTGGTACAGGGAAACGTCGTTGCCCCTTCAACGCCGTCAAATCCTCCTAGTCAGCTCGTCAGCCATACAGGTTATTCAGGAAGCTACGGAGCTCCAGATTATACAGGGGCCGCCCCGGGACAGAGCACACCGGTAACCCCCGCTGAGATGACTAATGGTCCGGGTCCTGTACCAGGTATTCCGGAAGACCTCCACTTCAGCGAGATAGGTGGCAATTATACGGACCCTAACAGTCCAGCAAATCTGATTGCGCAGAAGATGAACGCGCAGGGTGACGCGATGGCCAATCGCGCATCGCCTAAGGTCGACACGACCGGCGTCAATTTCGTGGCGGGAGGAGCCGGCAACTCGCTGCACGAGGCCGACGCGACGAACCTCCTGACGGACGCAT